TCAGTCGAGCCGCGCGGCCAGCGCGAAGGCGGCTGCAAGCCGCCTGCGCCAGGGCGCGGTAAAGGCGCTTTCGACAACGCCATGTCCCTGCCAGGCATGGACGAAGCCCGCGCCGGTGCAGATCCCCAGATGTTTGGCCACCGATCCCGCGCGCATGCGGAACAGCAGCAGGTCGCCCGGCCCGGGCGCCTCGAGGGGGGCCAGGTGCCGCAGCGCCGCCTCGTGCAGCAGCTCGGCCCGCTGCGGCTCACCCCAGTCGGGGGTATAGGGCGGCGGCACCTCGGGCGGCGCGCCGGCCAGCTCCTGCCAGACCCCGCGCAGGAGGCCGAGGCAGTCGCAGCCCGCGCCCTTCGCGCTGGCCTGATGCACGTAGGGCGTGCCGATCCAGCCGCGCGCCGCCTGCACGACCCGGCTCACCTGCGGCTGCCGCCGCTGGTATCGGCGGTGCTCCTCGGCACAGCGGCCAGCCAGTCGTCCGAGGGCAGGTCCGGAAAGCCCTGGAAATTGATCAGGTTGTCGAATTTCTGCCGGCAGGTGGCAAAGCGCTTGGCGCAGCCCACCTGCAGCCGCAGCCTGTCGCCGGGCCGCAGCGCCGCGCGCAGCGGCTGCCACAGCGCGATGCGCCGCGGATCGCCGCCCCGGTCGCTCTTGATCGCGCCGGACAGCCCCTCTGCCTCGCCCGACAGGACGGTCAGGCTGCCGCGCGCGAACCAGCCCGCCTCCTGCGTCAGGCCCGGAACCGTGACCTCGGCATCCTCGACCGCCTGAACCGCCACCTCGACGGTATAGCCCGGCTGCGACAGGTCGACCCGGCAGCGGGCATCGCCCAGCACCGCGGTGCAGTCGCGCTGGAAAACGCGGCCCTGCGGCTGGTTCAAGGGCTCCGTCAGCCCGCGCAGCTCGGCCTGGAAGACGCCGCCGCCGCGCCGGATCTCGCCCACGGTGCCGGCAAAGCGCAGCAGCCGCGCCTCGGGCGCCTGCCAGTTCACCAGCCAGATGCGGACGCCGGCGCCGTCGAGCAGCCCGCGCTCGATATCCGCCTCGCTGATCGCGGCGGAGGAGAGGATGCCCAGCGCCTCGCTGTTGTCGATCGAGAGGCCGGTGCCCTGCACCAGCGCCCGCGCGCTCATCCCCGCTTCGGGGCGGAAGGCGATGCCCTCGAAATCCAGCGGACCATCGTGGTCGGTAAACCCTTCCACGCGGCCATCCGCCAGCGTCACGGCCCAGCAGCGGCAGACGGTGCTGACCTGCCCCTCGAGGTGCGCCAGAAGCTGCGCCCCGCTCACAGCCGGATCTCCACGACCTCGATGCGCGGCATGGCGCCGGCGCCGAAGGTCTCGACCGAGACCTCGAGCCGCTCGGTGTCGAAGCGGGCCGGCACGTCGAACTCGAACCCCGCCGAGATCACCGCGCCCAAGGCCGGCGGATGGCTGAAGGTGACGAGGCCGGTCGTATCGTCCAGCTCGTAATCCACCCCCTCGATCTGCGGATCGCCCGAGACGGCGATCAGCACCCGGTTCGGCACCGGCTTCTCGATCCGGCGCTGCCAGGCATGGGCGCCCTCGCCATAGGTCTTGATCAGCGCAAAGGTGTCGTCGGCATCGGTGCCGAGCGCGATCTGCTGGTCGAGCGCGTCGATCGCCTCGCTCGGGGCGCAGGACTTGTAGTCCGCCCAGTCCTTCCAGCGAAAGCCGTGCAGCGGCCCGCGCCGCGCCTCGAAGAAGGCGAAGACCTCGGCCAGATCGTCGAGGCTGCGCAGCCCCGCGCCGGCGTCATAGCGGCGCCGGCTGTTCGCCCAAGGCGTGTTCCGCTCCTCGTAGCCATTGGTCAGGGTGACGATCTCGGTGCGCCGCTCGGGCCCGCCGGAGGCGCCGAAGCTGACCGCGATGGGAAAGCGTTCCTCGTGGAATTCCATAGCCCTACCTTTCGTTCTTCGCGCTTTGGATCAGCGGTTTCGGGCGCCGCGGGTGACCGCGCGCGCGACCTCGGCGGCGATCTGGCCCTGGCTGCGGCGGAAGCCGGCGACATCGGGGCTGCTGACGTTGATCGTCACCTGCACGGGCCGCGCGCCGCCCTGCGCCGCGACGCCAAGGCTGCCGTCCGGCCCGCGGGTCAGCGGCATGATCGCCTCTGGCCCCGCCTCGCCCATCAGGCCGGTGCCGCCGCGCATCGGAAAGGCCACCGGCCCCGTCACCACGCCGCCGCGGGCGAAGGGCACAGTGCGCCCGCCCGCCAAGGCGCCACCGCGGGCATGGGGCATCAGCCCAGAGACGAGCCCGTTCAGCCCCTGCGCCAGAAGACCGCCGACATGGTCGGTGACCGGCTTCGTCGCGGCGGCATGGACGGTCTTGACCATGCTCCCGGCGAGGCCGTGCAAGACCTCCGCCATGCGATCCCCGCCGACGACCACGCCGTTCAGCGCGCGCTGCAGCCCGCGCGAGAAGCCGCGCTCCAGCGTGCCGAGATCGCGCGTCGTCGCGCCCAGCGCGCGGCGCATCTGCCCCAGCTCCTCGGTGAAGGCCGCGGTCATGCCGCCGGCCGATGCCATTGCGCGCTCCAGCGCGTCCAGATCCTCATCCGTCATCGCGTCTCTCCTTGGCGTCTCGGCCCCTGTCGGGATAGGCGGCCAGCAGCTCCTCCAGCCTTTCGCGGCCCATCGGCGCGGCCCCCGCGCCCAGCATCAGCCGCAGCTCTGCCGGGGTCAGGGCCCAGAACTCAGCCGGTCGCAGGCCAAGGTCGTGCAGCACCGCCCGCATCAGGGCGCCCCAGTTCACGCGGGCACCGAGAAGGCGCGCGCCAGAAGCTGCGCCGCCGCCCTGGCCGCGCCGAGCGGGCCGCCCGCCAGATCGGCCGTCAGCAATTCCGCCCGGCCGCCCTGCCAGCCGCCGCCCCGAAGGCCGGCTGTCAGCAGCGCAAGGACATCCCGGCTCGAGACGGCGCCGCCCTCGAAGCGGGCGATCAGCGCCGTCAGGCTGTCCTCGCCCAGCGCGTCCTCCAGCTCCGCCAGCGCGCCGAGTGTCAGCTTCGCGCGGTGCGGCACGCCGTCCAGCGTGACCGTCACCTCGCCTGCCAGCGGATTGGCCATCACTCCGGCTCCGGCGCGAAGGTCATCTCCCCGGCCGAGGCCAGCGACAGCTCGAAGGTCGCCTCGCCGTTGACGGTGCCGGCGTAGTCGATCCCGATGATCTGGAACGGCCCCTCGATGATGCCGAAACTGGGCAGGATCACCTGGAAATCCGGCGTCAGCCCGTCGAAGAAGATCTGCCGCGCCCGCTCATCGGTGGCCTCGTCGCGGAAGACGCCCGATCCGGCGACCTGCGCGCTGCGCACACCGGCGCCCGACAGAAGCTCGCGCCAGCGGCCGCCGCTGCCCAGCGAGGTCACCTCGACGCTTTCCGCGTTCAGGCTGAGGCGCGTGGTGCGCAGCCCGGCCATCGTCTCGAACATGCCGTCGCCGGTCATGTCCACCTTCAGCAGCAGGTCGCTTCCGCTCTGAACCGCCATGTCGTATCCTCCTGTCCTGCCTTAAATTCCGTCGTCGACCCGCGCGCGAAAGCTCAGCTCGATGCGCCGCCTTGCGCCGCCGTCGATCCGCTGCGCCTTCGCGCGGTAGAACCCCAGTGCCACCAGCCGTCCGCGCGCCAGCGCCAGATCGGCGCCCACCAGCGCGTCCGAGACCGCCGCCGCGACGGCCTTGGCGCCGGCGAACCCCGCCGCCTCGGTCACGACCGAGACGGTGAACTCATGCTCCGCCCCGCTGCCCGAGATGTCGCTGCGGTCGCGCGCTAGATCCGGCCCCAGCGCGACGTAGAGCGCTGGCAGCGCGCCGGCGGGCACCGCGTCGTAGATCGCGCCGCCGACCAGATCGGTCAGCGCCGGCCAGCCCGGCAGCCGCTGGTAGACCGCCCCCTGAAGGGCCTCCCCCGCGCCGTAGCTCATCGCGCCACCTCCACTTCGGTATCCAGCACGAGGTAGCGCCCCTCCGGGTCCGCCTCGCGCACCGCGAGGACGCGAAAGACCCGCCCCGCCCCGCGCAGCCGCTGCTCGGGCATCGGGCGGCGCGGGCTGCCCATCGGCGCGCCGCGCAGCGTGATGCGCACCCGCGTCAGGCTGACCTCGTCGCCCGCCGCCGCTGCCCCGGCCCGGCCGGACCGCGCGTCGATCTCGGCCCAGAGGGTGCCGAGCGCCTGCCACTGGGTGATCCAGCCGCCGGCCCCGTCGGGGCTGCGCTGCGGCGCCTCGAGCACGAGGGCCCGGTTCAGCCGCGGCACCCTCATCCCCGGCCTCCCAGCCGGACCGGGCGGAACCGCTCGATCAGGGCCGTCACGCCGAAGGGCATGCAGCCCGAGCCGAGGCCGGTGTCGTGCCGGAACTCGTAGTAATGCGCGGCCAGCATCAGCACCGCCTGCCGCAGATCGGCGGGCGCGTCGGTCCATTCCGGCCCGAAGCCCGCCAGCACCGCGATCCGCAGCGCCCCGCCCGGCGGCAGCGCGGGCCAGCCGCCCGGCCCCGCCTCGAGCGCCGGGCTCTGCATGTCCGGCACCAGCCGCCAGCCCTCGACCGGCAGCACCACGCCATCCGCCGCGACCCGCGCGACCGAGACGACGGCGCTGACCGGCGCCAGGGGCAGCGCCTGCCGGGCCGGATCGCTCCAGCAGGTCAGCCGCAGCGCCATCTCGCGCTCCAGCAGCACCTTGCCGGTGCGCCCCTCGATCGCCGCCAGCGCGGCGCGCAGGAAGCCGGCCAGCACCGGGTCCTGCAGCCCCTCCTCGGCAAAGCCCGAGCCCAGCCGCAGATGCGCGCGAAACGCCGCCAGCGGCAGGGCCCCTTCCGCGATTCCCCCGTCCTCGATCACCATCTCCGGCCTCCTGTCCGCCTGACGCGGCCGCCCCGGCGTCGGGGCGGCCCACCCCCTCATCAGCTGTCCGCGAAGCGCAGCAGCTTGATCGCGGCGAAATCGCTGACGCCGCCGCCCACGCGCTTGGTCGCGTAGAACAGCACATGCGGCTTGGCGCTGAAGGGATCGCGCAGCACGCGCAGGTCGGGCCGCTCGGGGATGGTGTAGCCGGCCTCGAAGTTGCCGAAGGCGATGGCGACCGCGCCGGCCGCGATGTCGGGCATGTCCTCGGCCACCAGCACCGGGTAGCCCAGCAGACGCGCCGGCTCTCCGGCGGCAAGGCCGTCGGACCAGAGGAACCGCCCGTCGGCATCCTTGAGCTTGCGCACCGCCCCCGCGGTCTTGGAGTTCATCACGAAGCTCGCGCCCGCGCGGTATTCGGCGCCCAGCGCGTAGACCAGCTCGACGATGGGATCGGCGGGCGCATCGCTGGGGAAGCCGCCCGAAACGCCCGTGTCGACGGTGCCGATATGGCCCCACTCCCACAGCTCGTTCTCGATCCGGTCGTAGTCCAGGAAGCCGCGCGGCTTGCCCACGCCGTCGCCCAGCACGAAGGCCGCCGCCTCGGAGCGGGCGAATTTGTCGGCGATGCGCCCGGCCAGCCAGCTTTCGATGTCGAAGGCGCTGTCGTCCAGCAGCCGCTGCGAGGCCTTGGGCATCGCCGAGAGCTCGTGCAGCGGGATGGTGATGCGGTCGATCACCGGGGTGCCGGTCTCGGCCACCGGGCCGGCCTCGCTGCCCCAGCCGGCGCCCATCTCGGTATGGTCGATCAGCACGTCGTAGGAGGTCGCGTCCACCGTCACCACATTGGCGATGGCCCGGATCGAGGCCGTGGTGCTCAGCACGCCGCGCACCGTCTCGGAGGTCTGCGGATCGACGAGGTAGCCGCCGTCGCCCGCCACCGCGGTGCTCATCGCCTTGCCCTCGAGCGTCAGGCCCCGCAGCCCGTCGTCGTCGCCCGAGCGCAGGTAGGCGCCGAAGGCCTGAACATGCGGCGCCGCCGCATCTTCGGTCTTGGTGGCCAGCGCGTGACGCGCCCCGATGTAGCCCGCTTTCCGGTCCAGCTTGGTCATCCTGTCATCCTGCTGTTGAAGTCTTGCCTTCACATCATCCGCGAACCCGCTGCATTCGCTGATGAACCCGGCCATTGCGGCCGAGATGTCCTGATCGCTCATTGCACCTCTCCCCGAAGATCGGCCCGCCGCCGGGCCAGTGCCGCCCGCCCCGCGCCCAGCGCGCGGGCCAGATCGTCCAAGGGGGCCGCCGCCTTGCCGGCGATGCCGCCGCCGCCGACGCGGGCCCCGGTCAGCATCGGGAAGGTCACGAGAGAGACCTCCCAAAGCTCCACCTCCTCGAGGCACCGGCCGCCCTCGGGGCGCTTGCTGGCGCGCAGGGTGCGGTAGCCGATCGACAGCCCGTCCATCGCGCCGGCGGCGATCAGCGCCGCCGCCTCGCGTCCCCGCGCCACCTCGGTCAGCAGCCGGCCCTTCACGAAGAGACCGCGCGCATCCTCGCACACCTCGTCCCAGACGCCGATCGGCTGGGCCGGGTCGTGCTGCCACAGCATCCGCACCCGTCCCCCGCGCGCCGCCAACCGCTTGAGGCCCGCGGCATAGGCGCCGGGCATCACCACGTCGCCGCCGCCGTCCCGCGCCCCGAAAAGCGAGGCGTGGCCCGACAGCACCGTGCCCGTCTCGCCCTCGGCCAGGGTCACCGGCCCGGCGCCCGCGCCCGCGAATTTCAGTTCCAGCTCCATCGTCCCTCCCGTCATGCCGCCATATCCAGAAGCTGCTGCACCCCCTGCACCAGCACCGCGGCGACCACGCCGTAGACCGCCAGCCACAGCCGCCGCTCCAGCCGCTCCATCGTCGCCTCGATCTTGCTCAGGGCGATCGAGACCTGCGTGAACTGCAGCTCGACCAGCCTCTCGTGCGCCTCGATCCGCAGGCCCGGGGCACAGGCGAACTCGCGCCATTCCTCAGCCATCCTGCGCCTCCTCCTGCGCGGTCCGCCCCGGCGCCACCTCGGGCAGGCCCAGCAGGCGCCGCTTCTCGGCCTCGGTCAGGAAGGTCGCCTCGCCGACGCGGCGCCACTGCGCCTCGCGCTCGGCCGCCAGCGCCGGCACCCCGTCAAGGTCGGGGCGCAGCTCGGCATGGCTGCCGGCGTGATCGCCCAGCCAGTCGGCCAGCGCGCCGGTGACGCGGGCGGCCAGCGGCAGCACCGTCAGCCGGTAGAAGCCTCGGTTCGCCTCCTGGTAATTGGCGTAGGTGGCGTCGCCGGGGATCCCCAGCAGCATCGGCGGCACGCCGAAGGCCACGGCGATCTCGCGCGCCGCCGCCTCCTTGGTCTGCTGGAACTCCATGTCCGAGGGGGAAAAGCCCATCGGCCGCCAGTCCAGCCCGCCCTCCAGCAGCATCGGCCGGCCCGCGTTGCGGGCGCCCGAATGCTGCATCTCCATCTCGCTCACCAGCCGGTCGTACTGGTCCTGCCCCAGCGCGCCCTGCCCGTCGGCGCCGCGGTAGATCAGCGCGCCCGAAGGCCGCGCGGCATTGTCCAGCAGCGCCTTCGACCAGCGGCTGGCGGCATTGTGGACGTCGACCGCACTCGCCGCCGCCTGCAGCGGGGTGAAGCCGTAGTGATCGTCCTGCGGGTGAAAGCTCTTGATATGGCAGACCGGGGACGGCCCGCCCCCCAAGGCAAAGCGATGCGCCTTGCCGTTGACGGTGTAGTCGTAAGCCATGGGCCAGCCGTCCGGCCCCGGCACCAGCGCCATCCGGTCCGACCGCAGGACATGCAGCTCAAGTGGCAGCCCCTCTTCGCCCACGGCCTCGATATAGGCGTTTCCCGTCAGCAGCAGCTGGCCGTAAAGCGCCTCCAGCAGCTCTGCCCGGCCCTGCGCGGCATTGGGCCGGGCCAGCAGATCGAGCATCGGGTGCGTGTCGTAGCGGCGGCGGCGGTCCTGCAGCACCAGTGGCAGCGCCGCCGCCGCCTCGGCGATCATCTTGACCGCGCGAAAGCCGACCGGGTTCGCGGCAAAGCCTGCCCGCGTCAGCGCCCCGCTCTCGCGCGGGGTCCAGGCCACGCGCCCCGCGCCGGGCCAGGTGCTGGCCCGGACGGCACTCGCCTTGCGCTCCGCCGGGGCCTCGCCCGCCTGCGCCGCCGCCTCGCCGGTCCCGCGTCTGAACATCTCGAACAT